ATGAAATCTCCTTTTCGCCTGCCGTGGCTTTCCACGTGGGAACGCAAAGCCGTGTCTGCAGATCAAGCGAAGGGCGGCGCGGCCGTGGCCGAGGTGAAGATGGCGGCGGGCGTCGCGTCTGCCTTTGCGGTGCTTGCCAGCGAGGGAACGGCGCATTGGTCAGGCAGGTCCTATGCGGCGCTGGCGCGGACGGGGTTCATGCGCAATCCGGTGGCATATCGGGCGGTGCGGATGATTGCGGAGGCGGCGGCCGCTGTGCCGTGGCTGGCCTATGAGGGCTCTGCGGAGATTGCGGATCATCCGGCGCTGTCACTGCTTCTGCGTCCGAACGGACGGCAGGGCGGACCGGATTTTTTCGAGGCGCTTTACGGGCATCTGCTCCTGTCCGGCAATGCCTATGTCGAGCCGCTGGCGATCGGCGGATCGTTACGGGAACTGCATCTGCTGCGGCCCGACCGGGTGAGCGTCGTCGAGGGGCGCGATGGCTGGGTAACGGGGTATGATTATCGCGCCGGCGGGGGCACGCGCCGGCTGGCGGCTGAAGCAGAGGATGGGCGGCTTTCGCTGTTGCACTTAAAACTGTTTCACCCGCTCGACGACCATTCCGGCTTTTCGCCGCTTGTGGCGGCGGGGGCAGCACTCGATCTCTCCAATGCGGCGGCGGGTTGGAACAAGGCTTTGCTCGACAATTCGGCAAGACCTTCCGGCGCGCTCGTCTATCAGCCGAAGGATGGCGGCAATCTTTCGGCCGACCAGTATCAGCGGCTGAAGGACGAGTTGGAAGCAGGCTATTCCGGTGCCGTCAATGCCGGGCGGCCCTTGCTGCTCGAGGGAGGGCTGGACTGGAAGGCGATGGGGCTTTCGCCAAAAGACATGGATTTCATCGAGGCGCGCAATGGCGCCGCAAGGGATGTCGCGCTGGCGCTCGGTGTGCCGCCGATGCTGATCGGTATTCCCGGCGACAATACCTATGCCAATTACCAGGAGGCCAACCGCGCCTTCTACAGGCTGACCGTGCTGCCGCTGATCGCGCGGACCGCGGCGAGTTTCTCAGCCTGGTTGTCTGACGTTTACGATGGGCTGCGACTGGAGCCGGATCTCGACCGGATTGCCGGGCTCAGCGCCGAGCGCGAAGCACTGTGGGCACGGATAGGGGGAGCGGATTTTCTGACCGACGAGGAGAAGCGTGAGGCGGTGGGATATTGAGAGCAGTGCTTGTTGGGAATGAGGCGAGCTCGCTCAACCTCTTAACTTCCGGACTCACTTTCTCAATCCGTCCGCCCAAGCGATTCTGAACGTTGACCAATATCTCACCTGCATGTGTGGCAACTTAATACCGCATGGCGAATGATAAGTGCTCCGCTGCCTGATCTTCGACGTCGGCCGGCTTGCTTTGCGCCCCTCTAACCGACAAGGGATTAACAATGGCTGATCTTGGACAGGATCCGGGCGCGATCATCGGCGTCTGGGCGGCAAAGACGGCGGGGGCTTTTGCCGGCGCCGGCGTGTCGCTGATCTATCTTCTGCCGAAGAGCAGGCGGGAGGCGGCGAGCCGGTTTGCGACGGGCATGACCTGCGGGCTGATCTTTGGCGGGCCGACGGGTCTGTGGCTCGTCGAGCGGCTCGGGATTTCCGGCATGGTGTCCGGGCCGGAGACGATGCTTGCGGGATCGGCGGCGGCGAGCCTCTGCGCCTGGTGGGTGCTGGGGGCGCTGTCGCGGGTGGCGGAGAGATATGGCGGGCGGCGGTGAGTTTTCTCTCCCCTTGCGGGAGAGTAAGAAAAATCAGGGACTTAGCCCGAAGGGGTAAGTGCTAGATTTTTCAGGAGAGGGGTATGCTCTTGTGGAGACCCCCTCTCTTGGAATTTCTAGCACTTAGCCAAGGCTAAGATGCTGAAATTCCATTCTCCCCCGCTAAGGGAGAGATGGGCGACTGCCGCGCCGTCATGCCCTCCTGGGGCGACACAGATTTCAGAAATATCAGGAGATTTCCATGCACGCTTACCGCGGGCATCGCGCCCCCATGCGTATTTTTTTGCGCCCAACGGCCCGAAAATTCGCCAATCTGGAACTGGCCGGGATTACCGGCGACGGCACCTTTTCCGGTTATGCCAGCGTCTTCGGCGAGGTCGATCTCGGCAAGGACAAGATCGAGCGCGGGGCGTTTCTGAACTCGCTTGTCGAGCGCGGCGCGGATGGCGTGCGGATGCTTTACCAGCATGATCCGAACGAGCCGATCGGCGCCTGGAAGACGATCCGCGAGGATGCCCGCGGGCTTTTTGTCGAGGGCGTGTTGTCGCCGGGCGTGGGCCGCTCGCGCGAGGTGTTTTCACTGATGAAAACGGGTGCGCTGGACGGGCTTTCGATCGGGTTTCGGACCGTCAAGGCGCGCACCGATGCCAAGACAGGGGTGCGGCGCATCCTCGAAGCCGATCTTTGGGAAATTTCCGTCGTGACCTTTCCGATGCTGCCATCGGCCAGGGTTTCCGACGTCAAGCATGCCCGGTTCTTTCGAGATCGGGAAACAGAACTCGTCCGCCAGATGCGGCGGGCGGCGAAGATGATGTTCACCTCAAGCTTCAAGGGAAAATCGATATGACGGAGCAGGTTATGCAGGCAAACAAGGTGGCGCCCGAAGTGAAGGCCATACCCGAGACGGTAACGGCGGCTTTCGACGAGTTCATGGAGGCATTCGAGGCCTTCAAGGATGTCAACGACCGCAGGCTCGGCGAAATCGAGCAGAAGCTGACATCGGATATCGTCACTCGTGACAAGGTCGACCGTATCAACCGGGTAATGGACGACCAGAAGAAGGTTCTCGACCAGCTTGTTCTGAAGAAGGCACGGCCGCAGCTCGGATCGGCCCGTGCCAATACCCATGGAGGAGCCGAGCTGTCGCCGGAGGTGGCGGAACACAAGGCCGCCTTCGATGCCTATGTCCGCCGTGGTGACGAGGCGGGGTTGCGCGAGCTGGAAGCCAAGGCGATGTCGGCAGGCAGCGGTGCGGATGGCGGTTATCTCGTGCCGGACGAGACGGATAGCGAGATCGGCAGGCGGGTTGCCGTCGTCTCGCCGATGCGGGCGCTTTCGACCGTGCGCACCGTCTCGACTGCGGTGTTGAAGAAGCCGTTCGCGACGACCGGTCTTGCTACAGGCTGGGTGGCTGAGACAGCGGCGCGGCCGCAGACCAATGCGCCGCAGCTTGCCGAGCTGTCCTTTCCGACCATGGAACTTTACGCCATGCCGGCGGCAACGCAGGCGCTGCTTGACGATGCCGCGGTCGATATCGAGGCCTGGATTGCCGGCGAGGTGGATATCGTCTTTGCCGAACAGGAGGGCGATGCCTTCATCCGAGGCGATGGCGTCAACAAGCCGAAGGGATTTCTGTCCTACACAGCGGTGGCCGACAGCGTCTGGACCTGGGGCAATCTCGGCTATATCGCGACCGGGGCCGCGGGCGCCTGGAAATCCACCGGACCATCCGACACGCTGGTCGACGCGATCTATTCGCTGAAGGCGGGGCATAGGCAGAACGGCACCTTCATGCTGAACCGCAAGGTGCAGGCCGATATCCGCAAGTTCAAGGACGCCGACGGCAACTACATGTGGCGCCCGCCGGCATCTGCCGGTCAGCCGGCAACGCTGATGGGCTTTCCGGTGGCGGAAGCCGAAGAAATGCCGGATGTGGCGGCGGGTTCGCTGTCGATCGCGTTCGGCGATTTCCGCTCCGGTTATCTGGTCGTCGACCGAGCGGGAGTTCGTATCCTGCGCGATCCCTATTCGGCCAAGCCTTATGTCCTGTTCTACACCACCAAGCGCGTCGGCGGCGGGGTGCAGAATTTCGAGGCGATCAAGCTGGTGAAGTTTGCGGTGAGCTGATGCTGCCGCGAAGCGAATAGGGAGTAGCGAATAGCGAATGGATGGGCGCACGCGACCGCTTTCTCCCATCGCTACAAGCCATCTCCCTATTCGCCACACTCAATTCGCTATTCGCTTACCCAAGGGATTTCCATGACCTATGCACTGATCGATCCGCCACCGGCGGAACCGCTGACGCTTGCCGAGGTGAAGGCGCATCTGCGGCTTGATGGCGGTGAAGAGGATGCGCTTCTCCTGTCGCTGATCACGACCGCCCGCACGTTTCTGGAGAGCGAGACGGGGCTTTGCCTGATCGCGCAAAGCTGGCGGCTCTATCTTGATCGATGGCAGACGGACGGAGTGATCCCAATCCTCAAGTCGCCGCTGCAAGCGATTCTATCCGTTACGATTTATGATGCCGATGGCGCAGCCGTTGATGTTTCGCTTGAAGACCATCTGCTCGACGGTGTGGGGCGTCCGGCACGGCTCTGGCTGCGTGAACCACCTTCTCCGGGCCGGGCCGTGAACGGTATCGAGATCGATTTTTCGGCCGGTTATGGTGAGGCGGGAACGGATGTGCCGGACACGCTGAAACGGGCGATGCTGATCCATATAGGCCACATGTTCGCTTTTCGCGGCGTCATCTCGGCAGAGCAGCAGCCGGCCGGTGTTCCCGACGGCTACGAGCGGCTGATCGCGCCGGTCCGGATGCGGAGGCTCTGATGGTGGTCTTCTTCGACCCCGGCCAGATGACGGCGCGGCTTTTGCTGGAAGAGCCGGTCAGCATACCGGACGGGCAAGGGGGCGCGACGGTGAACTGGACAGAGACCGCCGCCATGTGGGCCAAGGTCGAACCGGTATCGGCAAGCCTTGCCGAACGAGCCGGTGCCGAGATCGGCACGATTACACATCGCATCTGGCTGCGGTTTCGCAGCGATGTTTCTGCCGGACAGCGTTTGCGCAAGGGCGCTCGGCTGTTTGCGGTGAAGCTTGTCCAGGACCCGGATGAGACCGGGCGCTATCTGACCTGTCTTTGCGAGGAGGGCGCGGGATGAGTGCGGCAAATGCACTTCTGAGGGCGATCCATTTGCGGCTTGCCGGCGATGCGGTGCTGACGGCGCTGATCGGGCCGGATGGCATTCGTGATCGCCTGCAGACGCGGCCGAAACTACCGGCAATCGTGATCGGCGAAATGGAGACCCGCGATCTTTCCACCGTGACCGAGGTCGGCGAGGAGCATTTTCTCACGCTGGAGGTCTGGTCCGAGGGGGAAGGACGGCGGCAGGCATTGGAGATTACCGCGAAGGTGACGGCACTGCTCGACAATGCGGATCTGGCGCTCGACGGTGCCCTTCTGGTGAACCTGCTCAGGATCAGCGCGCGGAGCCGTCGCGAGCCGAAGACCAGATATTATCTCAGCGAGATACGTTTCAGGGCCGTGACGGAGTGACGATGCTGGCCGTTCGGCGCGCTTTTCTGACAAGCGAGATCAAAAGGATGACCGAGCAGAGAGCGACAAGCGTGAGCAGGATTGAAATGATGAGTGCGGTGGACACCCCTGTTCGGTCAAGCAGGGCGGTAAACAGGATCGGGGCGATGGCGTTGGCGATATTCTGCGGCATCATCAGCCGTGACGCCTGACGGCCGTATTCGCTCGGCGAAAACAGCGCCAGCGGCAGCAATGCGCGGGCGACGACCAATATGCCCGAGCCGAAGCCGTAAAGTGCGACGAAGATCCAGAGGCTGACAGTTGACGGTGGCAACAGGAGAAGGCTGCTAAAGCCGGCAACCATCAGGCTGATCCCGCTGACCGAGGTGAGAAAGGGATTACCGTGCTTGCCGAGCAGCATATCGAAACCGCGTGCCGAAATGCCGAGCACGCCGCGTGCTGCGGCAAGCTGCAATGCGAGTTCAGGCGTGGCACCGGATTGTTGCAGCACTTCCAGAAGGGAAGGCGACAGGCCGAAGGTGACGAAGGAGGCGATTGCCGTTGAGAGCGCCACGAAGATGAAGGCTGCCTTTTTGCCGGCCGCCGTCAGCGGTACTGGTGCGGTGTTGGCCGATATGCGTGCGGTCTCCCGGGCGACCGGTTTCGGCAGGCCGAACAGATAGAGCGGCAGGCAGACGAAGACCTGCAATCCGGCTGCCCAGAGGAAGGTCGAACGCCAGCCGATCAGATCATGCAGCAGGTTGAGCAGTGGCCAGGAAATCGTCGGCGACAGGCCGGTGAACAGCATGAGAATGGCGATCGTGCGCTTTCCCTCGACGCCTTCGCGTTCGACCACGGCGGTGAAAGCCGGGGCATTGAGGGCAAGCGCTGCACCAAGACCGAGGATGATCCAGGCAGTTATGTAGCCGATCACCCCTTGTGCGCTGGCCAGAACGCAAAGCCCTGCGGCGAAGAACAGGGTTCCGATGGAAAGCACGCGTGAGGCGCCGAAACGCTCCAGCATCCTGCCCGTAAACGGGCTTGCGAAGGCGCTCGTGATCATCATGACGGATAGGCCCGCAAAGACGATCTCGTTTGCAAGACCAAGATCCGAGCCGAGCTTGCGGCCGATCGCCCCGACTGCTTCGAATGTCGTTCCCCATCCAATCAATTGCCCAACGGCGAGGACGCTCACGGTTCTGACCGAACTGGGGGGATGAGGCATGGCGGGACATCGCGAAGGGAACTGGCGGTAACGGCTGTAGCAGGTCCTCGTAACAGCGGGAAGTGGCCTTTCGGGCGAAGACGACAACCAATCGAAAAGGAATGGTAGAATGGCAGCGCAGAAAGGCCGGGACCTGCTTCTGAAGGTCGACGATGGCGGAACGTTCATGACGGTGGCGGGGCTGAGATCGCGTCGTCTCGCATTCAACGCGGAGACGGTGGATGTAACGGATGCGGAAAGCGTCGGGCGTTGGCGGGAATTGCTGGGCGGCGCGGGTGTCCAGCGCGCATCGCTGACAGGCGCCGGGATATTCAAGGATCAGGCGAGCGATGAAAAGATAAGAGCCGCCTTCTTCGCCTCCGCGATCTTGAACTGGCAGGTCGTGGTTCCGGGTTTCGGTACGATCGCCGGTCCGTTTCAGGTGAGCGCTCTCGAATATTCCGGCGAGCATAATGGCGAGGTGCGCTTTGAACTGGCGCTTGAATCTGCCGGTGCTCTGGCATTCGGTGCGCTGTGATGGCCGGGGCTGTGGTCATTGGCAGCCGGGCCAACCGGCGCCGCGGCGAGGTGGAGGCGGTGCTGGACGGCGAGCGTCGCATTCTCTGCATGACACTCGGCGCATTGGCGGAACTCGAGACGGCATTTGCCGCGGAAGACCTGAACGGGCTGGCGGCGCGTTTTTCCTCCGGCAGGCTGAAGTCCGCCGACATGATCCGCATCATTGGCGCGGGCCTGCGCGGCGGCGGAAATCTGATTTCGGACGATGAGGTGGCGGCGATGAGCGTCGAGGGAGGGATCGCGACCTATGCCGGTATCGTTGGCGACCTGCTGACGGCGACCTTTTCCGGGCACGGGGAGGGTGCTGCAGCAAACCCTTGAATGCCGCAGCGGGAAAGAATGTGCGTGACGACAGGGCAGGAGTGTCGGCGCCATTTCCCTGGGACGTGGTGATGCATGTCGGCTTCTCCCTGCTGCGGCTTTCCTCACGGGATTTCTGGGCGCTGACGCCGGTGGAATTCCTTCTCATGACAGGTGGCGCGCGGCCACGCGGGATGGCGGCTGGCAGGGCCGAACTGGATGCGTTGATGCGGGCGTTTCCGGATGTGGGCGTCGGCGCAGCAATGTCTGACCTTCATCCTGGTCCTCGCCCCGCAGGCGGATGAGGGATTGTGGCTCACGGAGAACAACAATGGAAAACGACGATACGGATGTCTCCGCAACGCTTTCCGGTGCAGAGGCGCTTTCGGATGTGATGGCGGATCTGGAGGCCAGATCGCAGCGGTTCGGTGCGGCGCTGACCGGTGCGCTGAGATCGGCAACGACCGGCAGCAAGGGGCTGGAGGACGTGCTGCGCGGATTGGGTAACCGGCTGACGGATATTGCGCTGAGTGCCGGTCTGAAGCCGCTTGAAGGCCTGCTCGGAAATGCCGTGGGATCGCTGATCGGATCCGTGACGCCGTTTGCTGATGGCGGGGTCGTAAGGGCACCAAGCTATTTTCCGATGAATGGCGGCACCGGCCTGATGGGCGAGGCGGGGCCGGAGGCGATCTTGCCGTTGAAACGCGGACCGGATGGCTCGCTCGGCGTGGCTTCGGCTGGCGGCGGGGCAGGGCCACAGATCGTTTTCAATGTGACGGCGACGGATGTCGCGAGCTTCCGCAAGAGCGAGGCGCAGGTTTCGGCCATGCTCGCACGCAGCGTGATGCGCGGGCGCAGAGGGCTTTGAACCGGACACTTTAGGGGGAAATCGGCATGAGCGGGTTTCATGAAATACGTTTTCCGTTGCGATTGGCGCTCGACGCGAGCGGCGGGCCGGTGCGGCGCACGGATATCGTCAATCTCTCGAACGGGCGGGAACAGCGCAACCAGCGCTGGCGCGATAGCCGCCGCAGCTATGAGGTCGGATCGGGTATCCGCTCGCTCACCGATCTTTATGCAGTGCTGGAGTTCTTCGAGGCGCGGCGAGGGCAACTGTATGGTTTTCGCTTTCGCGATCCGGTGGATTGGGCCTCCTGTTCGCCGGGCGGGGTGGTTTCCGCAAACGACCAGATCATCGGCACCGGCGATGGCGTGACAGCCGCGTTTCAACTGGTAAAGGCCTATCAGGATGCGGGTGGCAGTTGGACGCGGCGGATCACCAAGCCGGTTCAGGAGAGCGTGCTGGTGGCCGTGGAAGGCGTGGCTGTCACGGATGCGGTCTATACGGTCGACGCGACGACCGGGATGGTGACCTTTGCTGCGGGGCATGTGCCGGTGGCCGGCGCGCTGATCGAGGCCGGATATGAATTCGACGTGCCGGTGCGTTTCGACATCGACCGGATCGACGTCAACCTCGCGCATTTCGATGCCGGACGTATCCCGACCATTCCACTGACGGAGATATTGGGGTGAGGACAATCCCGCAGGCGTTCAAGACGCATCTCGACGGGCAGGCGACGACGACCTGCCATTGCTGGCGGGTGACGCGGCGCGATGACGTCGTGATCGGTTTTACCGACCACGACCGCGACCTTAGTTTCGACGGCACGAATTTTCTGGCGGCGAGCGGCTTTGAAGCGAGCGAAAGCGAGCAGGCCGCAGGACTTGGCGCGGAAGCTGACGAGGTGGCAGGCGGGTTTTCGACTGCGGCGATCGAGGAAGAGGATCTGGCGGTCGGACGATATGATGGCGCCCGGGTGGAACTGTTTCTCGTCAACTGGGCCGCGCCGGATGAGCGCATGCTGCTGAATATACGCGAGATCGGCGAGGTCGTGCGGGCCGGCGGCCGGTTTCGTGCGGAGCTGCGCAGCATGGCACACCGGCTGAACCAGCCGCAGGGCAGGCTTTACAATCGCCGTTGCGACGCGAGCCTGGGGGATGGCAGGTGCAGGATGAATCTTGCCGCCTGGCGTGGCGAAGGATCGGTCGTCGAGATGATCGACAGAAGCAGGCTGCTCGTATCGGGGCTGTCCGGTTTCGCCGATGTTTTTTTTCGGCAGGGCAGGGTCGTGTTTTCGTCAGGCCTTTCCGCCGAGCTGGATGGACATGGCAGGCGCCAGGACGGGACTGCTGTCCTTTCACTCTGGTTGCCGTTGGAAGAGGAGGTCGCGCCGGGCCGGGCATTCACCGTGACGGCCGGCTGCGACAAGACGTTTTCGATGTGTCGGGAGCGTTTCGCCAATTCGCTGAATTTCCGTGGCTTCCCGCATGTGCCGGGTTCGGACTTCGCCTATTCCTATGCAGACGGGGAGCGGGTCCATGACGGCGGCCCGATTTTCGAATGACGGGGCCGGGTGATCGGATCGTCGCGCTGGCGGAAAACTGGATCGGCACGCCCTATCGCCATCAGGGCGCAGTAAAAGGCGTGGGCTGCGATTGCATCGGCCTGATCCGTGGCCTCTGGCGCGAGCTTTATGGTCAGGAGCCGGAAGTCGTACAGCCCTATGCGCCGGACTGGGCCGAGCGCAGCGGCGAGGATAGACTGATGCAGGCCGGGCGGCGATTGTTCGGACCGGCCTTGCCATTGGCAGAGGCGAGGCCGGGAGATCTGCTTCTGTTTCGCTGGCGGCCGGATTGTGCGGCAAAGCATGCCGGTATTCTGGCCGATCCGACCCATTTCATTCACGCCTATGAACAGGCTGCGGTGATACGCTCAGCGCTGGTGGCTTCATGGCGGCGCAGGATTGCGGCCGTGCATCGCTTTCCGGAAACCCGGATTGATTGAAAATCTAGATGGAGTGGCGTATATTGCTGAAGTGGTGAGCGGGGTTGCAGCCCGCTCACCTTGGACTTATTTGGCGAAATGTACCCGGACGGCTATTGACCAGCCCGTCCGGGTCACCCGCCAGATAAGCGTAATGCCAATCGGCTTGAGCCTCATAACATCACCTCCAGGTTTGAAAGCAGGGCTTCTGCCAAAGTCGGTGGAGCCCGTCTCCATCGATGTGCCGCGCTGGCTGCGGCACTCTCTGCTTTTGCTTCCAAACATCGATACGCTATCACAATTTTAGCGCGCATCCAGTCGTGAAGACGGGTGTGTGGGGAGAGATCATGGCTACTCTTCTTTTTCAGGCTGCGGGCGCGGCGCTCGGTGGCGTTTTTGGCCCGATCGGGGCGATCGTCGGGCGGGCTGCGGGGGCTCTTGCCGGCAGCGTCGTTGACCGGAGTTTGATTAATGGAAGCCGCACGATTTCGGGCGTAAGGCTCGGTACGGCGCGGATTCCGGGTGCCGATGAGGGGAGTGCAATCAACCGGCTTTACGGGACGGCGCGGATCGGCGGCACGCTGATATGGGCGACGCGTTTCGAGGAGGAGGCGACGAGTGAACGCACTGGCGGCAAGGCGACGGGCCCGCGTGTCGAGACGTTTCGCTACTTTGCCAATTTCGCCATCGGGTTGTGCGAGGGGCCGATCGCTTCGGTGAGGCGTGTCTGGGCCGATGGCCGGGAAATCGACCTGACCGCGATCGAAATGCGCGTCTATCGCGGCGACGAGGAACAGCTGCCCGATCCGCTGATCGAGGCGAAACAGGGAGAGGGATTGGCGCCGGCCTATCGCGGGCTGGCCTATATCGTCTTCGAAAGGCTGCCGCTCGATGCGTTCGGCAATCGTATTCCGCTGCTGCAGTTCGAGGTGCTGCGACCGGTTGGCAGGCTGGAGGCGCAGATTCGGGCGGTGACAATCATTCCGGGGGCGACGGAGCATGGCTATCAGACCCGTCAGGTAACGGAGAGCACCGGTGAGGGCAGCGGCCGCATCATCAACCGGCATACGACGACGGCGCTGACCGACTGGCAGGCCTCGATCGATGAATTGCAGGCGCTTTGCCCGAACCTTCAGCGGGTGGCGCTGGTCGTCTCGTGGTTCGGTACGGATCTCCGTGCCGGGCATTGCCGGATCAGGCCGGGTGTCGAAGTGGAGGCGCGGCGCGATGAAAGCGATCCCTGGTCGGTAGGGGGCATCGGGCGCGGTGAGGCCTATCTGGTCAGCCGGCACGACGGCGCGCCTGCCTATGGCGGCACACCGAGCGACGGGAGCGTGAGAGCTGCAATCGCGGACCTCAAGGCGCGCGGGTTGAAGGTCTATCTCTATCCGTTCGTGATGATGGATGTTCCGGTTGGAAACGGTTTGCCCGATCCTTATGGCGGCAGTGAACAGGCGGCCTATCCCTGGCGGGGCAGGATCACCTGTCATCCTGCCCCGGGAGAAGCCGGGTCGGTGGACAGGACGGCGGTAGCGCGGGCCCAGGTGGAGGCCTTCAGCCAAGGCAGCGAAGGTTATCGCCGCATGGTTCTGCATTATGCGGACATGGTGGGCGATGCTGGTGGTGTAGATGGTTTCATCATTGGCTCTGAACTGCGCGGGCTGACGCAATTGCGCGATGAGGCGGATCGGTTTCCCTTTGTTGACGAACTGGTCGAACTTGCGGGGGATGTCAGGGCGAGGGTCGGAGCGGAGACGAAGATAACCTATGGTGCCGACTGGAGCGAATATTTCGGCTATCATCCGCAGGACGGTAGCGGCGACGTTTTTTTCCATCTCGATCCGCTCTGGGCTTCGCCGGATATCGATGCGGTGGGCATCGATAATTACATGCCGCTCGCAGACTGGCGCGACGATGACCTCGTAAAGCGTAACCCGGATGGCTTTGCTGCGCGCGACGACGTGACGGGGATGGCAGGGCAGATTGCATCCGGTGAAGGGTATGACTGGTATTATGCCAGCGAGGCTGACCGGCAAAATCGCCTTCGCTCCCCCATAACCGACGGGCTGGCGGGCAAGCCCTGGGTCTTCCGTTACAAGGATATCGAAAGCTGGTGGTCGAGCCTGCATTTCGACCGTTCAGACGGTGCGGAGAGGGCGATGCCGACGGTCTGGATGCCGGGAATGAAGCCCGTCTGGTTCACCGAACTGGGATGTCCGGCAGTGGACAAGGGCGCCAATCAGCCGAATGTCTTTGTCGATCCGAAATCGGCTGAAAGCAATCTGCCATACTTCTCTTCGGGCGGAAGATCGGACAGTCAGCAGCGGCGTTTTCTTCAAGCGCACCACAATCATTGGCAGGGCAATACAGCACCGCAGGGCATGGTCGATCCGGACCATGTTTTTGTCTGGACATGGGACGCGCGCCCGCAGCCATCCTTTCCGCATGACCTGTCGTTCTGGAGCGACGGCAGCAACTGGCGGACCGGGCACTGGCTCAACGGACGCATTGGCGGCACCACGCTCGCCGATGCGATTGCCGCGATCCTTGCCGATCATGGCATCGAGGATTTCGATGTTTCTGCTGTCAGCGGTGACCTGACCGGTTTCGTGCAGGCGGACCTCACTTCGGCGCGGGCCTTGATCGAGCCGCTCATGGAGGCATTCCAGATCGATGCGGTCGAGGATGGCGGACGGATACGGTTTCGCTCGCGCTTGGCATCGAGCCTTGAACCGCATGAAATCGCCGTTCTGGCCGATATCGAGGATGAGCCGCTATGGACGGAAAACCGGGGGCACGACAGCGATTTCCCTGCCGAGACCGCATTGGGTTTCTTCAATCCGGTACTGGACTACGAGCAGGCAAGCGTGCGCTCGCGCCCGGTTTTGGCCGCGGCCAAGCGGGTGCTGGGTTACGATCTGCCGGCAACGCTTTTTGAGGAGACGGCGCTTGCTGCGGTTGAAGCTGCCCTGCGGGCAAACCGTATTGCCAGACGGACCGTGAGTTTTGCGATTTCACCGGCCGACCAGGCAATCGGGACGGGTGACGCGATCCGGCTCGCTGATGGGCCTGATGGAATATTCGTGGTCGATCGTATCGAAGAGGGTGCGATCCGCCGGATCGAGGCACGCCATCATGTGGCGGTGCCGCCTTCCGGTTCGTATGTGGCGACCAGCCGAGGTCATACAAGCGGCGGAGGCGTTTCCGATACCTTTCAGCCTGTCCTGCACTTCATGGACCTGCCGCGCCTGACGGATGCCGCATCGGAAAGCTTCGCCTGCGTTGCCGGTTACTGCCGGCCCTGGCGGCGCATGGTGATCTCCTCCTCGGCAACCAGCGAGGCATTTCGCACACGGGTGACGCTTGATCGCCCTGCACGGCTCGGGTTGCTGACTTCGCCGCTGCGGCCCGGCGTCTCGGGCCGGTTCGATCATGCGAATGTACTGGAATTGGATCTTCATTTTGGCGGACTGGCATCGGCCGATGACGTTGCAGTTCTTTCCGGCGACAACCGGATCGCGGTGAAGGCGCAGAATGGTGCCTGGGAAATCATTGGCTTTCTGTCGGCGCAGGAAATTTCACCAAAACGCTGGCGGCTGTCCGGCCTGCTGCGTGGGCTTGCCGGGACGCAGGATGCGACAGTGGCCGGTGCCGGGACCGGCAGTCCGTTTGTCTTGCTGGATGAAGCGGTGGTGTCGCTTGGACTCGGCAGCGAAGAACGCGGGCGGTCGCTGAACTGGCTCGCCGAGAGCCTTGGCAGCGGTGGTGGTCGGGCCGGACCTCGTGTGTTTACCGGCGGCGCGCGAGCCGAAACCCCGTTGGCACCCGTGCATCTTTGGGCCGAGAGGAGAGCTGAAGGAGACATCGTCCTAGGCTGGACGCGATGCGGCCGGGTAGACGCTGATGGCTGGGAGGCCTTGGACATCCCGATAGACGAACCACAGGAGCGGTATCGCATCGATCTGATCGCTCATGGCGATGTGGTGAGGAGCATCGAAGTGACTGAGCCGTCCTTTTCCTATGCCGCAGAAGACGAACTCGCCGACTTCGGTGAACGGCAAACAAGTATCGATTTCGCAGTCAGGCAGATGGGACGCGCGGTTCCTCTGGGCATTCCTGCGCGATCATCGATCAATCTTTGATAACAAGGAGATGAACAGATGGATTTGATGAAGAACTGGTATCAGTCGAAGACGATCTGGGGCGCCCTGATTGCTGTTGCAGCCTCCGCGCTACAGCTTCCTGGCCTTGAGATCGGGGCTGCGGATCAAGCGGAACTGGCCGATATCGCGGTGACATTGACGGGTGCCGTCGGTGGCCTTCTGGCGCTTTACGGGCGCCTTGTGGCAACCGGCTCAATCGGTGGAAAAGCCCCCTCCAGACCATCCTGAAGGGGAGGATTACAGAGCATTCATTTGCCATTCAGCCGTCATCCGATACATAATCCATAACATGCATTGGACATGACCTTTCGTCGGTTGAGTGGAAACAGGTACACATGGCGCGACTGCCGATCATAGCGATTTTGGCTGCCGGCACTGCATTTGCAGCATTGCCTGGGGAGCCTGCGACTGCACGAGACTATCTCGTTCTTGTTGCGGGCGACTGTGGCACAGCCGCGTCTCGCGTCGTTCGTGACACGGGTGGACAGCTTCTGTCGGCCCAGCCGTCCTCGGACGGTCAGACCTGCATTGTGACGGTCCTTGTGCAGGGCAATGGCAGCGAACGGCCGCGCAAGGTCACCGTCCGGGTGCCGATGTAG